AAAAAAAGGTATCTCTAATGAACCAACTATTGAGCATATGGAGAATCTTAAAGCAGTTGCAGAGAATATCTTTCAGCCTCTTCGTGATTACTTTGGAGTACCTATTGCGGTTACTTCTGGTTACAGAAGCAGAGAGTTAAATGACCTTATAGGTGGTTCTGCTGCTTCACAACATTGTAAAGGACAGGCTTTAGATATAGACTGCGATGTGTATGGTGGGTTATCTAATAGAGAGGTCTTTGAATATATCAAGGATAAACTAGATTACGACCAGTTAATAGCAGAGTTTCCTGATGCTACTGGAGAGCCTGCTTGGGTTCATGTAAGTTATAAGAAGGAAGGAAGAAACAGATATGAATCCTTAGTTGCTTACAAGCAGGAAGGAAAAACTAGATATAAACAATGGCAACCACAGACCTGAAACTATTTTTGATGAATGCAAGTACACTTGCTTTATCCTTCTCTAATCTGGAAGCAACATTGAAGATTGTACTTTTACTTGCATCTATAGGCTATACTGCCCAGAGATGGTATTTAATGAATAAAGAAAAATGATAGACAGAGTTACAAAGAATTGGAAAACTACGGCAGTAGGTGCTGTATTATTCGCAGCAGGTATTACATTAGTGGCTATGGAGAAAGCGAGTCTCACAGAGGCAGGGACTTTCTTTGGTGTAGCGTTTGTGTTATTCTTTTCTAAAGACAAAATGAATGGATGATTTTGGAGATAGCTTTGCTGACTTTGTAGATGAGTTAGAGAATATGGAGCAACCTAGTTGCAACATTGACAACCCTGAAGATTGTGAAGCATGTGGGGCGTAGTAAAAACAAGAGCAGTTCTAATAGGGCTGCTTTTTTTGACTCAGGGTTGTGGTGCGAAGTGGCACCTGAAGCGTGCAGTTGCAAAAGACCCAACGATAGTAGAACGGGTTGCGGTAAAACTGGACACAATAGTGGTAACAGAAATTAAGGCCGTACACGACACTTTAGTACTCAGCCAGTATGATACCATAGAAGTAGAAAGAAATGGCGTTAGAGTACAGCTAATGCGTATTCACGATACCATTCAGGTAACAGCTGAGTGTCTACCAGATACAATACAAGTAACACAGGTGGTTAAAGTACCGCAGGTGGTTTACAAGGAAAATGAATTCAAACTTATTGACAAGGTGTTGATACTCTCAATTATTCTAGCGACCTTTGCTCTTATTAGATTATTTATTAGAAAATAAATAGATATATTTACTTGTGTTACACACAAGATATATGACTAGAAGACAATACAGCCTAGCTATAGAAAGGAAAGAGGTTGATGATGATTACCATAACCACTTCCTATCTCACTTTGGGTTTTACGATGAGCAGCCTAGCGATTACGGCTTTAACAAATACTACTCTACCCCTTATGACATTCAAGCAGGCTCAAAGACTTAGCGCCTTATTAAACGAGGATAACTACCACGCTTGGGCAGTAGATGGCTTTCATGTTAACCTACTCTTTGATGGGGTATTATATGAACTAAAAAAAGCAGATGTACAACCCAATGAGAAATAAAGAGATAGATGCCATACTGCATAAGATGGCGATGTTATTCCAGAATATAGGTACAGATAGCACTGAGATGCAGCGTGATGCTGCAAAGGCTCAGGAACTTGCTTACATAGGTGAGATAGCTAAGATAGATGCAGAGTATGCACATAGGCTACACCATGACTGACCATACTAAAATAGAGGTACACTTAGGTAAGATACCCAGCCTCAATAAGTTTTACTCCTCACCTCACTGGACATTCCGTAGTAAGGAAAAAACCAAATGGCGTGAGGTGGTTATGCAGCAGCTGGATTACGATTTTCAGTTTGAGTATTGCGTAATTACCGCTAAGGTCAATTACCGCTATGATTTAGATAACTGCATTATGGCAGTTAAATTCACACAGGATGCACTGGTAGAGGCAGGCTTAATTAAAGATGACAATAAGAAGTTCATTAAGGCTGTGCGTATAGAACCAGCAAGCGATTTACCCAAAGACACATCTGTCATTGTAATAGAGGGTAAAATTTTTAAATAAAATTTGTAGGAGAATTACTTTTTTTTATTCCTTTGACTTGTTAAACAAAAACAAAGAGCAATGAAAACAAGAACAGAGAGAACAAAGGTTTACGGAGATTGGGGCCAACTACAGGGCATTTTAGTTTACAACTATGTAAGAGTCAAGGACTTTGGCGCACAATGGGCGCAATGGGAATTGGTTAACAATTACTTTGTAAGCAACGAGAGTTACAGAAAAGATATAGTTTAATAAACAACAGGGGCGGTGTAACAGCCGCCCTTATTTAAATACCAAGAGCAATGAAAGTTTATAAACAACACCCAGTAACAATTAATGGACTGCAGTTTTTTGTGCAGTTTTTAGGAGGCCAAGTAGAGGGTAACCTTAAGTGGCATATAACTTCGCCAGACATTATTGATATTGACCAAGAGATAGATACCCTTTGGTACACAAAGCAAGAGGCTGTAGAAGCGATACAAGAATTAGTAGCATAAATAATAAAGCAATGAATACAGAAAACATTTACCAAGTCCTAGATGACTTAGAAACCTTTGCCAATAACATTGGCAGCGAATGGATGAAAGAGCGAGTAGCTATGCTAGAGGCTCAAATTGCAAACTTAGAAAATCAATCAACATTATGAAAACAGCAAAAGTAGTATCAGTGTCTCCAAAGGGGGACTTTTCATTTAACGGCAAAACCTTTTACAAATTCTTTGTAACAATGGATAACGGAGATAGCGGTGAGTACAACAGCGTTAAACCCGACCAAGATAAATTCGTTGCAGGTGCAGAGGTAGAGTATGAGATTACTAGCAACCAGTACGGCAATAAGATTAAGCCAGTATATAACGGAGGGGGCGGTAACTACTCAGGAGGTGGCTACTCTAAAAGCAATTACTCAGGTAACAATGATGAGAAGCAGAAAATGATTGTTAAGCAGAGTTGCCTGAAAGCTGCAGTTGATTTACTTAAGGATAAAGGTGCTAAAAGCACAGATGTACTTAAGGTTGCTGATGCGTTTGTGGAATGGGTTCTGGAACAGCCCAAGCAGGAAACAAACTACAATACGCATTTCAGCAGCCGAGAGGAGAAAATAGAAACAGCGCAAGCCATAGTCAATGGCGAGCAGGTAGGTGATGACTTACCATTCTAATTACTTGTGTTAAGTATGTGTAAGGGGTTGGCTATTTAGCCGCCCCTTTTTTTTGACCCAATAAAAAAAGATACCTACATTCACAAATATGATACACAAGCACATAATAAAATCCGACCAAACCCTACGCTATTTAGAGAGAGCAAGAGAGGGTAAGATAAGCGAGGCCTCTAGGTTTGGGGTTACTGAAATAGATGACTTCCTACGCTTTAAGAAAGGGAACTTTGTAGTAGTTACTGGACATGCCAATGTCGGTAAGACACACACAATGACTTACCTGCAGCTATTACACACATTAGAAAACGGCACACGCTGGCTTATATACAGCAGCGAAAACGAGGTGCAAAGCTTACAGCGGAAACTAATTGAGTTTCTAGCAGGCAAGCCAATAAACCAAATAGATGAGCAAACCTTCTGGCGGCACCATAGCTTTGTAGAGGGCCACTGGGCTTTTATAGATAGCGAGTTGATAGTAAATGCTTTTGAGTTACTGGACATTGCTGCTGAGGTTTATGATGCTTGGGAGTTTCAGGGTATGATGATTGACCCTTACAATAGCCTTACAATACGAAAGGAGGATTTAAAAGGTATAAGCACACACGATTATCATTATGAGGTAACAAGCCACCTAAGGAAGTTCTGTAAGGAATATGGTGTAACTACCATACTAAACACACACCCTGCTACAGAGGCACTTAGAAAGGTGCATAAGGGCAGCCACGAGTATAGTGGGCACACTATGCCACCAATGGCCAGCGATGTTGAAGGAGGTGGTAAATTCGTAAATAGGGCCGATGAGTTCTTTGTACTCCATAGATACACTCAGCACGCCCAAGATTGGCTGTACACTGATATCCATGTGCGCAAGGTAAAAGAGTTAGAAAGTGGTGGTAGGCCAACACCATTAGATGCTCCAGTAAGGCTAGCCTCAACAGCAGGCAATTGCGGCTTTACAATAGATGGCTTAAATTTAGTAACTAAAGACAGACAAATAGATGAATCTCCATTTTGAGGGTAACAGGTTGTATTATATGGAAAAGGAGGCTGAGTTACACAAAGCCCTCCAGTATCTAAGTAGTGAGTTAAGTGATAAGGAGTCAATGACACAAGAGCAGATGTGGGAGGTTTTCCATATTTGTGCAGATACCTCTGCAGTGTATAGGCATATTACAGACTACTTTACTACACTAGACAAAATGATACTAGATGCTCGTATTACTAATGATAAATTAAAGCAGGAGTTGTACGATTTAAAAAAGGAAAACACACGCCTAAACAAGGCGCTAGAAAATTACATGAATGAATTTTAAGCGCAGGATATTAAACGGCCAAAGGTTTGTAGTAAGTGGAATGGAATTTGTGTGTATAGAAACACACGCTTACTTACAAACTAGAGTAGATGGCGAGGAATCGGATATTGATGTGGGCAGCAGTTATTACATAGTGCGCAACACATCAACAGGTAAATTACACCGCATTCCTTTTACCAGAATAATTGAGAAGGATGATGCAGGGCTTATTGCCTACAAAAGGTAGACTTGCATTTTCAATATCAAGTAGTTATATTGTCAGCAGATAAATCTAAATAATATGCAAATTGAGTTAAGTCCTATTACTGGCGTTCTACTAGGTGTGAATTACGCCTACTATGACCCTACAGATGAGTTGGATGGGCTTAACCTACTTCAGATATGCTGCGGCCTATTTGTTATTAATATAACATGGGCAGGATAGAAAGGTTTTACAGAAAGAACTTTAAACGCCTAACAGGCTTTATAAAAGAGTATACTGATGGCAGTTATAGCGTAGCTGGCGATATAGTACAAATGGTTTTCCTGCGCCTACTTGAAATGGAGGCAGAGGGTAGGGTAAACTTTTACGATGAGGAGGACAGCCTCAATTTCTTTTATGTGTACCGCAGCTGTATTAACACAGCACTTAAATACCAAAGGGCCAAACGCAAGGTGAATAAAGTGAGCCTTGATGATTTAGACTTTGACTTTCTGGAAGAGGCAGGGTTACCTGAAGAACGACAGGCAATGGAGCGCTTACTAGATTACATGGAGCAGGAGATGGATGACTTTCATTGGTATGATGCCAAGATGATAAGAATACATATGGAGGGCACCAGTATGAATAAAATACACAGAGAGACAAGTATAGGTTTAACAAGTATTAAGAACACTATAAAGAATGGCAAAGCAAGAATCCACGACAGACTCAGGGAAGATTGGGAAGACTACTCCAACGGAGACTACAACCAAATCTAAAAAAAGGGGCCGCCCAAAAGGCAGCAAGAATAAGCCTAAGGGATTGGGTGATACTATTGAACAGATAACTACAGCTACTGGAATTAAGAAGGTAGTTAAAGCTGTAGTAGGTGACGATTGTGGTTGTGATGCTAGAAAAGAAATGCTCAACAAGCTGTTCCCATATAGCAGGACTCCTGAGTGCTTAGAGGAGGATGAGATAGCTTATTTGTCCAGTGGCGTGCTGCGTAAAAGCACACTCAAACACGAGGATAGAGAGCGCATTGCGCAAATACACGCTAGAGTGTTTCATCACAAGTTTGATGTCCCCTGCACTTGTAGCCCTAAGATATGGTTACAATGGATGCGCCAATTACAAGAGTTGTTAGATGCAACTGCGTAACTACCTAAAGGATAAACGCAAGTTAACAGAAAGCCGCACGGCTGTGTGTGTTGATGTGGGTAAGACAGGTGAGGCGCTGTTTAAAGAGTTAACAGGTGCGCTTAAGTCTAACCTAGCTGATGATAAGAAGCACATTGACTTCTATTGGGGCGATATGAAGGTAGATGTCAAGGGCCTTAAAAAGATGCACCACACAGGCTACATACTCCTAGAGTTTGTGAATGTATGGGGCGGTGATGGCTGGTGCAGTAAAAAAAGCAAGGCTGAATATATTGCCTTCCAGTTTCCAGATGCCTTTTATATATTTAGAAAGAAGCACCTAAGGGTGCGTGCTTTAGATATGTGTGAGGTGTATAGCCCTGAGGTTGTAACTAGAAAAAATTACATACCCTATGAGGATGGGTTGTACAAATGGCTAGGCAGGTGGAATGCGCAGGATGTGTTCACTTATTTAAAGTTTAGCGATGTTGAGGATTTGATATTTGAAGTGTTACCATATAAAATAAAAGAGGAATGATACTTATACTATTTGGCATAGGCTTGGGCTTTGCCCTTAACCAGAACAGACAGATACAGAGGCGTTTAGATAATGTAGAGGAGTTTCTGCATCAAAAGTTTTTTGAGGAGGAGGAGTAGTTATTTACAAAATTGTTTATATTAGCACTATAAACAATGAGCAATGAAACTATTAAATGAAACTGATGCCCTTGCAGTTATAGGCGGTTCAAGCCTAAAGGGAGAGATTGGTGGCTTTACTTACAGCCGCCTTGTAGAAGTATTAGGGGAACCAACTTTCCCTGAGGCCAGTGATGATGGCAAAGTCCAAAAGGAGTGGGTGTTCACCTACGAGGGTAATGTGTTTACTATTTACGATTGGAAGACTTATGATGAGGAGTATACCACTACAAGGCTGTACAGCTGGAATGTAGGTGGCCACTCAGCGGCATATGATTTTATTTTAGCAGTAACAGAAAAACTAGAGCAATGAAAAAGATTGATTGGAACAAAGTAGCGGTAGTAGCATTCTTGCAGACTATGGTAATTTTAGGAATGGTTGCTATGATAGCAGTATTTGAGTTAGTGGAAATTTTAACCTGTGTGCAATGTTGATGCTAGATGGAACGGATTACGATAGAGATTGGTTAGTCCAGAAAGCTGTAGATGACAGCTTTTATTACGGCCCACTAAACAAGTTGGCCCACAGCAGTAGCAGTTTAAAAATGCTACTTGATAGCCCAAAGACTTACCACAATGTAATGAAGTATGGCAAAGAGGAAAGCAGCCCAGCGCTGCTAATGGGCAGGGTGATACACACCATGATACTGGAGCCTGAAAAGTTTGATGATATTTTTGAGGTGGTAGAGGTAGCTAGTAAAAACACAAAGGCTTTTAAGGAGGCCCAGTTAGATAACCCTAAGACTTGCATTACTAGAAAGGATATGCAGGCAGGCGAGCGGATGGCTGATGCTTTCTTCAGGAACGAATTAGCGATGCAGTATATGCAGGGCAGTGAGTTTGAGTTGCCGCAGGTAGATGTGTTAGGGGGCTTTCCTTTTAGAGGTAAGGCAGATATAAAGACACCTACTGGAATAGCTGATATTAAGACAACAACAGATTTAAAGGCATTTAAGTATAGTGCGGATAAATACGGCTACGATTTACAAGCATACATATACTGCAACCTGTTTAAGGTTAGCTACAAAGACTTTACATTTATTGCACTGGACAAAAGCAGTACAGATGTAGGCATCTATACAATTAGTGAGGACTTTTACAAAAGGGGTGAGGCTAAGTTTAACAGGGCCATTGCATTGTATAGAGACTTTTTTATAAAGGGCCAAGACTTAGATACTTACACGATAGTAGGCGAGTTGTGAAAAAGCACACAAAAGTATATATGAAGCACTTTAATTATGTGCTTGATGACTTTATACCCTGCGAGGTGTGTGGTAGTAGGGCTGTAGATATACACCACATTGAGAATAGAGGTTCTGGTGGTAGTAACAGCAAAGATGTAATAGAAAACTTAATGGCCGTATGTCGGCCCTGCCACCTGAAATATGGCGATGTGCCAAACAGAGTAGAGTGGCTTAAAACAATACATAAGAATAAGATAGATGGACATAGTAGTTATTGACCAACAGATGATGCTGCAAAGCCTTTGGAAGCAATTAAAGGAGCAGGAAGGCATTACAGATAATAGGCAGCGAGGTAATGTAATATGGAAACACGCATTTAGTGTAGCGGTTATAGAGCAAACCAGCTTATCGCTGCAGCGCATAGGACAGATAATAAACAAGAATCACGCAACCATTATACACGCTAAGAAGCAACACGAGAGCAATTACGCTTACGATACTAAGTACAGGATGTGCTATGAGCGCATTAGCGATTCTATAGCTAACATTGTTGATGAGTATGATGTAGAGGTAAAGAAAGCCATGCGTGCTAGAAGCACTATTGTTAACCCTAGTTTAGATAGATTAGAGGAGGAGTGGGGAAAGAAGCTACAGCGCCAGCAGCGCAAATGTAGTGAGCAGCATGCTGATTTAGAAAAAAAGTATATTGCAGTAAGCAAGGCCCTTAAGCTTCAAACCAAGAGGGCTGAGGAATTAAATGTAGAATGTCTAAGACTTAAAAATTTATTATGAGCAAGATGAACCAATTCCTACGCATTGCGAATGCGAGGCTAAAGAAGGTGTATCCTAACAAGATGCAGAGAAAGGCTTGGGCTGCTAATATGTGGCGCAGGTATATAGAGAGACAGAATGTAGAACACGACCTTTAACACCAAAGAGAAATGAAAACACCAATGCAAGAACTGATTGAGCAAATGTGGGAAATAGCCAAGTACGGCGACTCTTACGAGGTTGCTCCGTGT